TGTGGGCATAGAGAAGCTCATTCTGTAATAAGGGATCGTATGCCATTCATGAAAAATGGAAAACGCGACTATAAACGCCAAGCGGAATGGAATGCCAAACCGGAAAATGTCGCAAAAAGAGTTAAAAACAATGCTGCTCGTAGAGAGGCTATCCGTAAAGGTTTAGCTAAAAAGGGTGATGGGACTGATGTAGATCACAAGGTTCCTTTGTCTAAAGGTGGATCAAACAGTGCAGGGAATCTGCGTGTTGTCCCTTCCTCTAAGAACCGCAGCTTTAGTAGAAATTCAGATAGTTCTGTGAAATCACAGGTATCTAAACGAGAACGTAGAAAACGATGAAATTAGATTCTCAGGTTATTCAGGGCTTTGTTGGATCAATCCTTTCCAAAAGATTTGATGGTCAAGCCGTAAGCCCAGAATTCCATAGAGAATGTTGGGATTTATGTACTAGCGATAATAAGTTTGTTGCAATGGCTGCTCCACGTGGTCATGCCAAATCTACCGCTATTACCTTGGGTTATGGGCTTGCCACTTTGCTGTTTCGTGAGCGCCGCTTTATGTTATTGGTGTCCGATACAGAAAGTCAGGCAAGCCTGTTTCTTGGTACTTTCAAACAAGAGCTTACAGAAAACGAAGAATTAATTGCTCTGTTTGGGATTAAAAGAAACGAAAAAGGACAAGTGCAGTTTCAGAAAGATACTGAGACTGACATCATTGTTGAGTGTGAGGACGGACATAGATTCAGGATTATTGCCAAGGGAGCGGAACAGAAGCTTCGTGGATTAATCTGGAACGGTTCTCGTCCTGACATTATCATCTGTGATGATATGGAAAATGATGAGTTGGTTTTGAACAAAGAACGCCGTGAAAAACTACGTAGATGGTTTAAAGGTGCTTTGTTACCCTGTCGGTCAGACAACGGTATTATCCGTATTGTTGGTACTATCCTACACATGGATAGTTTGTTAGAAAGGTTGATGCCTTCTCTAAACGATAAACAAACAACTGACGATGGGCTAAGAATTAGCTCTACTAAAAAGGCTATGTGGAAAGCGGTTAAGTACCGCGCACATAACCCAGACTTTACGAAACTGCTTTGGGCGGAGAAAAAATCTGCCAAAGAGTTTCAAACTATGTACGAGGAAGCTCTTCGAGATGGAACGTCAGATGTGTACTCGCAAGAGTATCTGAACATTCCAATTGATGAAACTACTTCTTTATTTAAACGTAGTGATTTCTTGCCTCTTCCAGAAGAAGAGCCACATCTTCACTACTACTGTACTGTAGACTTAGCTATTGACAGCAAACAGACTAGCGATTATTCTGTGTTTATGGTGGCAGGTGTAGACGAAAAACGTAATATTCACATTGTAGATGTGATCCGAGATCGTCTAGATGGTAGAGAAATTGTAGATTTGCTAATCAAATTAGAAGAAAAGTATCGTTTTCAAGCAATTGGTATTGAAGACATGCAAGTAAGTAAGGCCATTGGGCCTTTTTTACGTGAAGAAATGCTTAAACGTAATGTATTCCCTAATTTGTACAAGTTAAGTCATGGTAAAATAGATAAAGTAGCTCGGGCTAGGTCTATTCAAGGACGTATGCGTATTCATTCTATTATGTTTGACTACGATGCTGAGTGGTTTCCCGGATTTCAAGACGAGTGTTTAGCTTTTCCTCGTGGTAAACACGATGACCAAGTAGACTGCTTCTCTTATTTAGGGATTATGCTTGATGTATTGTTAGAAGCACCTACTCAAATTGAGTTGGATGATGAAGAATACGAAGAAGAATTACGAAACAGTGGTCAACGAGCTAGTTCTCGTAACAAAGTAACAGGATATTAACATGGAATTAGACAATCTAGTAGCTTTGACTAACATAGCTAAAGACCTTCCGCAAGAACAGTTGGATACTATTGCTAAAAATGCTATTAAAGGGTTTAATAAGGATCTTCAATCCTGTGAAGACCATTTTAACCAGTTAGCAGATTGGACAGACCTTGCTAAACAGGTTTCTGAAGAGAAAACCTTCCCTTGGCAGGGAGCTAGTAACGTAAAGTACCCCTTGTTGTCTACTGCTGCAATGCAGTTTGCTGCCAGAGCGTACCCTAGTCTCCTCCCTTCTAGTGGCAAAATCGTTAAAAGCGTCGTCGTAGGTAAAGATCCTACAGAAAAGAAATCTCAGATTGCTGAGGCAGTTTCTTTGTATATGAGTTACCAACTACTTCATGAAATGAAGGGTTGGGAAGAGGATATGGATAAGCTTCTGATTATGTTGCCCATTGTGGGCACTATTTTTAAGAAGACTTATTACGACCCACTAACTGAAAAGAACTGCTCTAAGTTAATCTACCCTGAGAATCTTGTTTGTGATTATTGGGCTACTTCTCTTGATACGGCTGAACGTATTAGTGAATGTATTGAACTAAATAAACGACAAGTACAAGAGCGTATTCGCGGTGGCGTCTGGCTAGAGGTAGATTTAGGAGACCCTTCTGGCGAATCTACTGGAGATGTGGATGAAACCACTCCCTATAAGTTTGTAGAACAACATGCTTATTTAGATTTGGATGATGATGGGTATGCCGAACCTTATATCATTACTGTTAACCTAGATTCAGAAAAAGTTGTGCGGATTACCGCTAGATTTTATACTGACGATCTAGTTTATCGTGATGTAGATGGTAAGCAAACTCTAGCCTATATCAAGCCTACTAAATATTACACCAAATACAGTTTTGTTCCTAATCCTGACGGTGGTTTTTACGACATTGGTTTTGGTCATTTGCTTGGCCCATTAAATGAATCTGTAAACACACTAATTAATCAGCTTGTGGACGCTGGTACACTCAACAACCTACAAAGTGGGTTCTTGGGTAAAGGGCTTAAGATTCGTGGCGGAGATCACGGATTTACTCCCGGAGAATGGAAACACGTTCCTGTAACGGGTGATGATTTGCGTAAGCAGATTGTACCGTTGCCTACTAAGGAACCTAGTGCTGTTCTTTTTCAATTGATGGGCTCACTCATTACCTCTGGAAAAGAGCTTGCTTCTGTAGCCGAAATCTTTGTTGGTAAAATGCCGGGACAAAACACTCCTGCTACTACCACAATGGCTAGTATTGAACAAGGCATGAAGGTGTTTACGGCAGTTTACAAACGTATCTACCGTTCCCTTGGTGAAGAGTTTCAAAAGCTTTACGATTTAAACGCTAAATATCTAGACGAATCTCAATTTATTTCTGTCCTAGATATTCAAGTTGATAAATCTTATTTTGATAAATCACAAAACGATATTTCGCCAGCAGCAGATCCTACTGCTACTTCGGCGCAAGAAAAATTAATGAAAGCTCAAGGACTATTAGAGCTTTTGGGGACTGGGGTGTTAGACCCTGTAGAAGTTGTTCGCCGTGTACTAGAAGCACAAGAACAACCTAACCCAGAAAAACTATTTAGTCAGGCTATACAGCAAACTGGTCAACTTCAACCACAGCCCGATCCTAAACTGATCGAGATGGAAATGAAGAGTAAAATGGAACAACAGAAGTTTGCTTTGCAAGCTGAAAATGATTCCAGAAAAGCTGAGTTAGATGGGCGAGAGCGAGAAGCTCAACTAGCTATGAAAGCACAAGAACATTCGTTGGATATGCAGCATCAATCCAGAATGAGTACACTCAAAGCGGCAGAAGCGATTCATAAGCAACGAATCTTTACTGTGCAACAACAGCAAAAAATGCAACAACAGAAAACTTCGCAGAAGAAGGAACCGTCTAAGAAATGACAAAACAAGACTTTATTGACTGGAAACAGCATCCCGTCACTAACGCTTTTATCAAAGCTATTGCCGACCAACGACAAGGTTTGCGAGAAGAGTTAGGCTTTTCGGCAGGAAATATTCCTATTGAAGATGCAGTACGACGTGGAGCAATTCTAAAATGTACTGATATCCTTAATATGGAATTTGATGAGTTGGGGGATGTTGAATGATTATCCCAGTTCTACACCGAATCCTAATTAAACCACAATCGCTAGAAGAAGCAAATGAAGATGTTAGGTACGCAAAGCGTATCGGCCTCGAAATAGCAGGGATTGATGAAAAACTTGCTCAAGCTTCAGTGGATCAAGGTATTGTAATTGATATCGGAACCACTGCCTTTAAGGATTTTGGCACAGATTCCCCAATTAAGATTGGAGATAAAATAGCTTATGCTCGCCATGCAGGTAAGCATATTAAAGACACTAACGGAGACAAGTACCTTCTCCTAAACGACGAAGACGTTGTTTGCATTTTGAAAGACTCTAATGACTGAAGAAGTTAAACCAATTGAAGGCGAAGTAAACGCCTCTACCCAATCCGCTCAACCAGTTGAGCCTACTCCTGTTGAGCTGGAAGCTCGCAACCAAGGTTGGGTTCCACAAGATGAATGGCAGGGCGATCCAGATAAATGGCGTCCTGCTAAAGAATACGTAGACCGAGGTGAATTGCTTCGACGTATTGAAGGCCAAAGTAAGAGCCTTAAAGAAACTCAACAAGCTCTCAAACAACTAGCAGACATGCATAAGAAAGTGCGTGAAGTTGAATACAACCGAGCACTAACTGATCTAAAATCCCAGAAAAAAGCCGCTATGGTTGAGGGTGATCTAATGCGTGTGGCTGAAGTAGAAGAGAGTATTGACTACCTAAAAGAACAACAACAAATTGTTAGTCAAGACCCCATTATCCCTGAAGTACCCCATACTCCACAAGCACTTGTTTCTTGGGAAGGTGAGAACCGGTGGTACAAGTCTGATCGAGCTATGACTGCTTTTGCAAATGATCTTGCAGCAGAGCTTCGTGGTCAGGGCTACGGTCTAGAACAAGCTTTGAAAGAAATTGATAAGCAAGTTCGTGTTGAGTTTCCACACAAATTCCGTAACACCAGCAAACCTACTGCTTCGGCTGTAGAAGGTGTTTCAAAACCAAGGAAGTCCTCAGAGGCAGTGGAACTGTCCGAAGAGCAGCGTCGAGTGGCGCGTAAGTTTATTCAGATGGGCGCGTTCAAGAACGAACAAGAGTATCTTGACCAGCTTAAATCTATTAGTTAAGGATAACTAGAATGAGTGAAAAAGACAATATCGCTAAAAGCCCGAGTGGGCGTGTAACGCGAACGCCTGTAGGTCGTCGCAATCGGTTGACAGTCACAAACAAAGACGCTGGTTATCATTACCGGTTTGTCAATGATACTAATGACAACGTACTTCGTTACCAAGAAGCTGGTTACGAATTTGTACCTGACAGTAAGCATACGGTCGGAGATAAACGTGTTAATCTAGCTACTTCTGAAGGTAGTATTAAACAAATCTCCGTAGGTGGGGACACTAAAGCCTTTCTAATGCGTATTCCTAATGATATTTATCAAGAAAACCAAAAAGAAAAGCAGACTCGTGTTGCCCAACTAGAGGAAGATACTAAACGAACTGCTCTAACTGGTACTTATGGTAAACTTGAGACTTCTCGAAGTTAAACTAAATAGTGCCATTAGAATTTATGGAGAAAACTAATGGCAAGTGTGTCTCGCCTTAACGGCTTTAAACCCGTTAAATTTATTAATGGCGCGCCTTATACGGGTGCTGCTAATGTGTATTTTGTTCCTTCGTCTGATTCCACCGTAATTATGGTGGGTGATCTGGTGAAGCTTGCTGGTGGCGCTCGTGATGCCACTGGTGTCCCAACGGTAACTCGTGCTGTGGCGTCTGACGCTGTTGTAGGAGTTGTGATTGGTATTCTGTTCTCTGGTGTGGGTGATGCTCAAAACATTCCTCCTGTCACTGACCTGAATCCACCTGTGTATCGTCGTGCCTCGACGGATCGTTATTTGCTTGTAGCAGATGATCCTAATCTGGTGCTTCGTGCCCAATTGTCTGCTGCTGGCTCTTATGCTGCTGCCGATATGAGTTTGAATGTGAACTACCGTGCTACGGCTGGTAATACCTCTACGGGATCTTCTGGTTTCGATGTGGATATTTCTACCAAAGCAACGACTGCCACGCTTCCTTTGAAGTTGTTTGGTGTTCCAAACGATCCCCAAAACGTAGTTGGTGACGCTTTCCTTGATGTGTATGTTACTATTAACAACCATCAATATAAGAGTGGCACTGGTACTGCTGGTGTTTAATTTTAAGGAGTAATTTATGGCTGTTATGAATACTGGTAGTTTTGCAAAACTCCTGTGGCCCGGCTTGAATGCCATCTACGGTAAAGCGTACTCTGAGTACCCTGTAGAATATACGAAATTGTTTGAAACCTTTAAGTCTAGCAAAGCTTTTGAAGAGGATCTCGGTCTTTCTTCTTTTGGTTTGGCTGTTCAAAAGGGTGAAGGGCAACCAATCACTTATGACAACGAGCGTCAAGGCTTTGTAACTCGTTACCAACACCTCGTCTATGCTCTCGGCTTTATCATCACGCAAGAGATGATGGATGACGATCAGTATGATGTGGTTGGTCAGCGTAAAGCACAATCGCTTGCATATTCTATGCGTCAAACCAAGGAAATCTTTGGTGCTAACGTGTATAATCGTGCATTTAACGGTTCCTTTACCGGTGGTGACGGTGTTAGTCTGATTAACGCTTCGCATCCTTTGGTTGCTGGTGGTACGTTCTCTAACCAGATTGCTACTGCTGCTGACCTTTCGGAAGCTTCGCTTGAGCAGGCTTGTATTGATATTGCTGGCTTCACGAATGATCGTGGTCTTTTGATCGCTGTTCGTCCGAAGAGTCTCATTATCCCACGTCAGCAAATCTTTGAAGCACAACGTATCCTGAAAACGGACGGTCGTGTCGGCACTGATGCTAATGACTTGAATGCAATTAAGACGATGGGCATGATCCCTGAGATTGTTGCTAACCATTATCTGACTGATGAAGATGCATGGTTCATTCGTACTGATGTTCCCCACGGAATGAAGTGGTTTGAGCGTAAAGCTGATTCGTTCGATATGGACAATGATTTTGATACGTCTAACGCTAAGTTTAAAGCTTCTATGCGTTTCTCTGCTGGTTGGACT